CGATCCAAACCTGTCATTCGCAGCCATCCTCCCTGTCGTCCACGGTCAGAAGAGCCCACCAGTGGGAGCACCGTCCCCCGATTTCCACCGGCTCCGCCGCCTGTACCCGCAGCCGCCTTCCCAGCGCCTCCACCCGGTCGCCCGCCGCCAGCGGAAGGCTTCCCAGATAGCGGTATCGCCGCTCCGCCGCCACGCCCAGCGGCGTGGGCGTCCCCTGGGGCGTGTCCTGCCCCCGGCCCAGCACCGGCTGGACAAATGCCCGCGTCAGGATCGTCTCCCCGTCCCCGCGGATCACGGCCACCGGCTGGCCGTACCGGGCCATCAGCCCGCGCTCCGGCCCATTCATCCCCGCACCCCCACAAAGGCAAAGCCGCCGTCCCGCAAATAGGGGGCCATCACCCGCTCGGCCTGCGCCCGCAGCCGGGCGCTCCGCGCCTCCCCGCCTGTGGGTCGGACGGTCAGCTCCCCGGCGGTGAAGGCCTCCACCTCCTCCGTCCCCTGTCCGCCGTACAGCCCGGCCAGCGCCAGCCACGCCGCCCCGGCCACAAAGGCCGGCTCACAGTCCTCCGGGGCCACGCCGTCCCTCAGCCGGCCGGTCAATTCCCGCTCCGCCGCCAGACAAAGCCGCTCCAGCAGCTCCGTCTGCCCGGGGTCCGCCTCGCTCAGCAGCTCCGCCAGCTCCAAGATCTTCTCGCTCAAGCTCCCACTCCCCGCAATCATCAAATCACTTTCCACGCACCCCGCGCCGACATGCCCATTCCCGCCGCCCGGGTCAGCTTGTCCAAAAAGCCTCGCAGAGTTCGCGCCCGCAGGCGCAAAAAAATTGAAATCCGTTTTCGGCCGCGACATGTGCGTGGCCGAAAACACTTCTTGGCCTGCAAACGTGCTCGCTGTCTGCCTGCGGCGGACAGCGAGTGCGCTGCGGCAGGCCGCAGCCCCTTTGTCAAAAAAGGCTTCGCCTTTTTTGACAGTCTTTCCTGCGTCCGCTACATCTCCAACACCTTGGCCGCGTCCCGATAGATTTTCGCAAATCCGCTGGTGCTGGTGATCGCCGCGCGCTCCAGCTGCCGGTCGATGAGCTTGTCATACTCCACCGAAACCTCGCCGCTCTGCACCATCTCCAGCGCGTAATTCCGGTCCAGACCGATGAGCTTGCCCGCCTCCATGGCGGAGGTGCGCAGCAGCTGCGCGCCCAGCGGCGTGGCCAGCCTGCCGGTGCCCTGGAAATTCAGTCCGGTCAGCGGATTCTGGAATTCCGGCAGCTTCAGCATCTTCACCATCACATCGTTGGGCACCAGCAGGGTGTTCAGCTCATAGGGGTCAAATTCCGCCCAGAAATCCACCAGCGCCTCATAGGTCAGCTCCGCCCCTCCCGCGCCGGCGCCCCCGGGCAGGGAGATGCAGTCCGCGGCGTTGTCGTTGCCGTCGCCGTTCCTCAGCACGTCGATGGCGTCCGCCAGGTGCATGCGGTTGATGTGGGCGCCGATCTGGCGCAGGGTGACGGAAAACAGGTCCAGCTTCTGGAACCGGATGGCCTCGTAGGAGGCCACCAGCATCCGCCCCCGCTTGTGGAGCTTCACCAGGTTCTCCTGCACCTTCACCGAGGTCTGGGGGATCTCCGCGCCCTCCTCCACATGCTTCAGCTCCCTGTCGTCCTCGCTGGCCGCCGAGGTGATGGAGCGGTAATCCAGCCCGTCGAACCGGGTCACCGCCGCCACGATAGAGGGCAGCAGATCGCTCTCCTCCATGCCCTGCCGCACCGTGCGGGCGATGTACTCCGGGAACAGCACGGCGGAGTCGGTGGTGCGGAAGAATTTCTCCACCACGTCCGAGCCTGCGCCCTTCACCTTGATGTCAAAGCGCTTCAGCTGCCGCTGAAAGGCGTCCAGCCCCTCCAGCGCCGTGCCCCTGTAGTTTTCCGAGGGGTCGCAGGCCTCCAGCACCTGGCTGAAGCTCCTGCCCGCCTCGCCGTACATCCCCTTTTCCAGCTTCACATTGTCAAAAGAACCGCCCATATTCCGCTCCTCCTTTTATATTCATTCAGCTTGTCGAAAAAGCCTCGCAGAGTTCGCGCCCGCAGGCGCGAAAAAATTGAAATCCGTTTTCGGCCGCGACATGTGCGTGGCCGAAAACACCTCTCGGCCTGCAAACGTGCTCGCTGTCTGCCTGCGGCGGACAGCGAGTGCGCTGCGGCAGGCCGCAGCCCCTTTGTCAAAAAAGGCTTCGCCTTTTTTGACTTATAGTCGAATGACCGCCGTGCCTGCGGCGCTGTCCACCGCGGCCACCAGGACCTCGCCGCCGTTGGCCTCGTCCACCGCCACGCCGCCGTTGCCGTCAGCGGCCAGCCGGACGAAGCCCACGGCGGGGGCGGCGCCGCTGTAGTCCACCGCGGCAAAGCCGCCCACCTGTATTGCGCCATAGCCCTGTACCGGAGCCAGCGCCACGCCGCAGAAGCGGTCGCCCACATTGCAGCTCTCCACCCTGCCGCTGCCGCCCATCTTGACCACCTGTCCGGCCTTCACGCCCGGACCCACCTGGAAGGTGGCCGTCACCTCGCCGATCCCCTCATAAGAAACCTTCATTTTCCATTCTCCTCCCATTCAACTACTTGTTGTAATCCTAAACCAAAAACGCCTCATCCTCCCGCTCCACCCGGGCGGGCTCCGCGCCGCGCAGCTGCACCGTGGGGGGATACAGGCTCTCCAGCCGCTCCTCATAGGCCCGCTTCAGCTCCAGCAGCTCCCGCTCCTCCAGCTTGTCCGCAATGCCCTTCAGCACCGACGGCTCCATGTTGGTCTCCGCCATGCCGCCCAGCCGCGCCACCTCCCTGCGCAGCCCTGCCAGATAGCGCCGGCCCAGCTCCGCCTCCTGTTCCAGCCGTTTCAGCTCCTCCAGATATTGGGGCTGTCCCTTCAAGAACTCCTTCAGCATGCCCTTTTCTCTCCTTTTTGCCTGTTTCATCACGCCTGCCGCCGGCTGAGCCGGCACCGCCACAAAGGACCACTCATAGGCGTCGGTGGGCTCCCTGAGAATGCCATAGCACAGCTTGGTGCCGTACCAGCGCCCCTTCACATGGCTGCATCTGCTCCGGTCGTTCAGCTCCTCGCCGCACACGGAGCAGACGGTCCTGCGCACGGAGCAGCCCACGCTGACCTCCTTTTTGATGCCGCCCTCGATCTCCTGGATCAGCTCCCGGTTCCCCTCGGTGCGCAGCATGTAGGCGTACCCCTTCAAATAGCAGTAAGGCTCTCCCGTGGACGTGCGTATGCTGTCCTCCCGCACCAGTTCCGTGCGGTAAATGCGCGCCCGCTGCCCCTGGGCGCTCCACTGGTGGTCAAAAATGCCGCTTTTGCCCACGAACAGCCTGCCCAGCTCCTCCAGCGCCGCCAGCTCGAAGCACTCGAAATCCCGGTCCACCTCGTTGTCGCACAGCCGCACTCCAAAGGTGTATATCTCCTCCGCCGTCAGCTTTTTTCTGCTCAGCTGATGGATCAGCTCCAGGTCCGCCTGGCTGACCTCCATCCGTTCGCCCACCTGGGCTTCCTTTTCCACCTTCAACCGCAAGCCCTCCTTATATAAATCACTTGAAAAAACATCTTTTCAGCCGCCCCGGCGCAAAACGCCGGCGCGCCCGCCGAAAACCGGATCAGCCCTTCTCCCGCTCGTCATTTTCCAGCCTCAGCTTCCGCGCCTGCTCAAGATACAGCGCCGACTTGGCCTCCTCCACCTCGTCCTGGAGGTTGATGTCGTCCCATTCCACCCGGACGCCGCCGCCGTATCCGTGCAGCCGCAGCCACAGCTCGCAGATGCGCTCCACCACCGGCTCCAGGCTCCGTCGGATGGCGGTCAGCTCGCTGGTCATCATGTCCGCCTGCTGGGTGCTCATGCGCTCGGTGGTGGACCAGGACAGCCCCAGCAGGAAGGGCGGGATCCCCGTCCGGGCGACCATCTGCTCCAGCAGCTGCCGCACGGGCACCTCGCTGTCCAGGATCTGGTTGTCGGCGCCGATGACCTTGATGTCCACGTCGCCCACCGCCACGAAGTCCCGCACCCGTCCGCACTTGCCCTCTGCCATGGCCGCCGACCACTCCTGCGCGATCTGGCGGCTGCGCTCCTGGGCGCGGTTCTGGTCCACCCCGTCCGCCCCGGGCCTGCACACCACGGCGAAGCGCACGTTGCCCACCCGGTCCCAGTTAGCCCCCATGGCGGCGTAGATTTTCATCAGCAGCTCGGTCAAAAAGGGCATGGAGCGCAGCAGGGACACGCCGTAGGGCGCACCGGCCTCCGGCTGGAAGGGCGTAAACAGCAGCAGCCTCTGCCAGGGCAGCGGCTCCATCCTTCCGTCCCGGCCCCGCCCGCAGATCACAAAGTCCAGCGGGGTCTCCCCCTCCCGGATTTCCACCTCTGCGGCGTTCCCGCATAAAAGCGCCGCGATCTCCCGCCGCCCGCCGTCCAGCACGATCTCTCCCACCCCCCTTCCGCAGGTAATC